CTTATGACCCAGGTTCCCGGTTGGGAAAGAACAAAAACGACGCAGCGGCAGCCCATATACGGGAAGCAGCGGCTCTATATGCGAATCTGATGGAACGAACAACCACAACTTTTTCCCTTATATTAGAAATGCCTTTTTTTACATTAAGAGAATGGGAGCCTGTACCTACACCCGCGCGTATATATATAGGGAAAAAGTTGTGGCGTTGTGGCACTTGTACCGGAAATGGAGTGCAAATGAGAGAAAAAACTATCGAGAAAAAGCTCATTTTAGCCATAAAAGACATGGGAGGCATCGCACCGAAGTTCATGAGTCCTGGTTTTGACGGTATGCCGGACCGCATCGTGCTTCTGCCTGGTGGTCGCATGGGATTTGTAGAGGTCAAGGCTCCTGGTAAGGTGCCGCGACCTTTGCAGGAAGCGAGACACCGGATGCTGCGGCGATTAGGCTTTCAGGTCTACTTATTGGACGCCGTCGACCAGATTGGAGGAATACTAGATGCAATATGTACCCCATGACTTCCAGAGATATGCCACGGACTTTATTGAAGACCATCCAATCAGCGCGATCCTGCTTAGCATGGGCCTTGGCAAGACTATTATCACGCTGACCGCCATCTTTAACCTAATGTTCGATTACTTCGATGTGGGTAAGGTGCTGGTCATCGCTCCGCTACGCGTCTGCACCAACGTCTGGAGGCAGGAAGTAGAAAAGTGGCCGCATCTGCAAATGTTACGGGTTTCGGTTGCGATAGGCTCAGAACGCGAAAGGCTTACTGCCCTGCGCGCTAAAGCTGACATTTATGTGCTGAACCGTGAAAACATCCAGTGGCTGATCGAGGAAAGCCGGCTGACGTTTGACTACGACATGGTTGTGATTGACGAACTGTCATCCTTCAAAAACCACCAGACAAAACGGTTCCGGTCGCTGATGAAGGTGCGCCCAAAGGTCAAACGGGTGGTAGGTTTGACAGGGACTCCGACGAGCAACGGCCTCATGGACTTGTGGGCGGAGTATCGGCTCCTGGATATGGGCCAGCGACTCGGACGGTTTATCGGCCAGTACCGCACCGACTACTTTGTCCCCGATAAGCGCAACGGACAGGTGATCTTCAGTTATAAGGCGTTGCCGGATGCCGAGAAGCGGATCTACGACAAAATCGCTGACATTACGATCAGCATGAAGGCAACTGATCATCTGAACATGCCGGAGCTGATCAGCTGCGAATATGAAGTGAAGCTTTCAGAGGAAGAGCTTCAGCGCTACAACGATCTAAAAAGCAGACTCGTGCTTCAAATTCCGGACGGCGAAATCACTGCTGCAAACGCTGCGTCGTTATCAGGCAAACTTTGCCAGATAGCAAATGGCGCAATCTACACCGATGACGGAGATGCAATTGCAATACATGACCGCAAATTGGATGCGTTGGAGGATCTGATCGAAGCGGCGAATGGAAAACCTGTCATGGTAGCTTATTGGTTTCGACACGATTTAGCCCGGATCTCTGAACGATTGCGCAGGCTCCACATTCCGTTTTCGCAGATCGACACTCCGGAGAGTATCCGAAGATGGAACGCCGGCGAGCTCCCGATAGCGTTGGTGCATCCTGCCTCTGCAGGACATGGTCTGAACCTGCAAAGCGGCGGTTCTGCAATCATCTGGTTCGGGTTGACATGGTCCTTGGAACTCTACCAACAGACCAACGCCCGCTTATGGCGACAGGGTCAGAAAGCAGAAACTGTTGTAGTGCAGCATATCGTGGCAAAAGGAACCATCGACGAACGAATATTGAGCGCGCTTTCTACAAAGGATCGCACGCAGTCGGCGCTGATCGCTGCAGTGAAGGCCGAACTGAAAATCTGAGACAATCTACGACAAAACATGACAATCCGTGCCAATCCGAGGGAATAAAAATTCGGAGGTACGTTTATGGAACCCTATGAGAATCTGGCAAATGCCATTATTCTGCAAGCTGTGAAGGATTACCGACAGGCACTCCGCTACCTGAAGCGCCATCCACACACACAAGACCTTGATTCAGCGGAAGCTATGCACGATATGCGAAAGCGTGCCCTGCGCAGCATGATTATCCGAAAAGAAAATGAGCGAGATGAGATAGAACAGTTTTTTCGCTCAGGCTGGTTTGAGGCGCTCTCGAATCTGAATGGTGAAGCGCTTCTGAGCAAGGTTCGTGCAATGGAGGTGGGCTGATATGACTTCCTTGGATTATCTGAGCGAAGCCTACCGACTCGATCTTCGCATTGACAGTAAGCTAGAGCAGATTGCATCCTTGAACGAATTGGCTGAAAAATGCTCCGCGTCGATCACTGGCATGCCGCACGACCCAAGCCATAGCGTGTCCTCTATGGCGGACGCCGTTGCGAAAATTGTGGATCTTCAGGCAGAGATAGACAGCGATATTCACCGGCTGATAGACATCAAGCGCCAGATTGTAACCGCAATCAAGGCCGTTGACAACAAGGAGTACCAGACCCTGCTTGAACTCCGCTTCCTCTGCGGCCACACTTGGGAGGAAGTCGCTGCCAAGATGGGATACAGCATTCAGCATACATTTCGTATGCGCGACCAGGCTTTGACAAAAATCAGACTGCCGAAAAGATGAGAGTAAATGAGAGTTGATGTTATATGTGAATCTGGTACAATGGCAGTGTAGAAAGTATAGACGCGAGCCACCGAGGGAGAAATCCAACGGTGGCTTTTCTTATGCCGATAGAAGGTGAGCAGATGCCCTACAAGCCTAAGCGCCCTTGCTCCTATCCCGGCTGCAGCAGGCTGACCGACGGTCGGTACTGCGAGGAGCACAGGCAGATTGCCGAGCGCCATTACAACAAATACCAGCGCGATCCTGACACTAACCAACGTTACGGTCGCGCATGGCGACGGATACGTGCACGCTACATCCAAGCGCATCCGCTTTGTGAGCAATGTCAGAGCGAAGGAAGGTTGACGCCTGCTGAGGAAGTGCATCACATACTACCGCTTGCAGACGGGGGCACCCACGACGCGGGAAATCTCATGGCGTTGTGCAAGAGCTGCCACTCCAGCATTACGATCGGCAGCAACAATGCAAACCGTGAATAGGACAATAAGAGCTACCCCGTGGGGTATATCAATCGCTACAGCGTTCATTTTTGTGCAACGCGGTCGGGTCGCGTACAAACTTTCGCGGTTTCAAGAGGTCGAATAGGCCTCCATTTTTTAGGGGAGGAAACTCAAATGCCAAATGGTCACGGAGGGTCGAGATTAGGCTCGGGACAGAAGAGAAAGCCGCTCGCGGATAAGATGCTTGACGGCAACCCCGGCAAGCGGCAATTGCAGGTGATCGAGTTCAAGGCCTCTGCTGAGTTGCAAGGAATGCCCATGCCGCAACCGCGGGAGATGTTGTCTGCCGTTCAGAAGGACGGCAAGCCGCTCGTTGCCGCAACGATCTACGAGCGGACCTGGACCTGGCTGGAACAGCGCGGATGTGCGAAGATCGTTTCCCCTCAGGTGCTCGAGCGGTATGCCATGAGCGCGGCGCGCTGGATCCAGTGTGAAACGGCAATCACGGAATATGGGTTTTTAGCGAAGCACCCGACGACCGGGAGCGCGATCCAATCACCCTACGTGGCTATGAGCCAGAACTACATGGCGCAGACAAACCGGCTCTGGTTTGAGATTTACCAGATCGTAAAGGAGAACTGCGCCGCTGATTATACTGGCGCGAATCCGCAGGATGACGTCATGGAACGGCTGCTGTCCGCGCGCAAGGGGAAATAATCATGGATGAAATACAAGCGTTCATTAGCGCTCTCAAGTACCACCGCCTGACGAGTCAGCAGCGAAAGACGCTGCGCGGGCAGGCGCTCGCGGGAAACCTCCTGGCGGCGCAGGCGGGCTTACGAAAAATTGCATCAAAAGGAGCTCAGCATGGTCATTCAAACACTACCGGTCGATAAACTAGTCCCGGCTGATTACAATCCGCGCAAAGACCTCAAGCCAGGTGACCCGGAATACGAGAAGCTGAAACGCTCGATTACAGAATTCGGATACGTGGAACCGGTGATCTGGAACAAGACTACCGGCCACGTTGTCGGCGGGCACCAGCGACTAAAGGTGCTGATCGACACCGGCGTGACCGAAGTTGAATGCGTTGTCGTGGAAATGAGCGAAGAAAAAGAAAAAGCGCTCAACGTCGCTCTGAATAAAATCAATGGCGAGTGGGATAAGGATAAGCTCGCTCTACTGATTACGGATTTGCAGGGTGCGGACTTCGACGTTTCGCTGACCGGCTTTGATGCTCCTGAGTTGGATGCGCTGTTCAAGGATGCACAGCGCGCCGATGTTCATGATGATGATTTTGACGTGGATGCCGCGCTCAAAAAACCGGCAATCACGAAACCGGGCGATCTGTGGTTGCTCGGCAAGCACCGCATGGTCTGCGGCGACAGTACCAAGCGGGATGTGTTCGACCTGCTCATGGATGGTAAGCAGGCCAACCTCGTAGTCACAGATCCCCCTTATAATATTGACTACGAAGGCAAAGCGGGCAAGATCAAAAACGACAATATGACCGACTCCGCGTTCTTTGATTTCCTTCTGGCGTCATTTCAGAACATGGAAGCCTGCATGGCGAACGATGCATCGATCTATGTGTTTCACGCGGATACGGAGGGCCTGAACTTTCGCAAGGCATTTTCTGAGGCGGGATTCTATCTCTCCGGCACATGTATCTGGAAGAAGCAATCTCTGGTATTAGGGCGGAGCCCATACCAATGGCGGCATGAGCCAATTATTTTCGGTTGGAAGAAAAAAGGAAAACACCAGTGGTACGCTGACCGGAAGCAGACGACGATCTGGGAGTTCGACAAACCCAAGCAGAACGCCGACCATCCGACCATGAAGCCGGTAGAACTCTTGGCGTATCCGATTCTGAACTCCAGCATGGTGAATTGCGTCGTACTTGATCCATTCGGCGGCAGCGGGAGCACCCTGATCGCATGCGAGCAGACCGACCGAATCTGTTTCATGGTTGAGTTGGACGAAAAGTACTGCGACGTGATTGTTCGCCGGTTTTGTCAGAATTTTCCGGACCAACCGGTTTTTCGCAACGGTGAGCGGATTTTGCACGAAGAAATCACGGAAACACAGATATAGCTTGATAAGTACAGCTGCTTGAGGCATGTATGTACTACCAAATTTAAGGAGGTAGACATAGGATGCAGATCAAGTACCACCTAGAGGGCAGCGAGCGCAAGGCGCTGCTGGCAGTCATGCGCGAAATCTTGCAGGATACTCCCAAGTACATGGGGCCGCCGACGTTTTCATTCGAGATAGGCCCTTACACCATCGACCGGCATGGGGCATTGCATTGTCCGGATCACTTGGATTCCACGCAGATCGCCATGCTAATCCGCGAACTGGAACGTGATGGGTTCATCGGCGAACGGATTGGCGAGCCGGCGAAACCCGCGGAACAGCAGATCATTGAAACGCCAAGGAAGGAAATCGTGACACCTACACTCGACAATTTTGACCGGCTTTCGGTCGAG